AACATGGAAGCCCCTGAGAGCGGCACACCGCTAGAGGAATGGGCGGGCGTGGGCCGCAGTCAGGTGATTGAGCTTAACAGCGTTCATATCCGCACCGTTGAGGCTCTTGCGGGTCTGTCTGATAGCCAACTGGCCAAGTGTGTCCCGATGGGTGGCCAAGCCCTCCGCGCCAAAGCGCAGCGGTTTATTGAGCAGACGGAGGCTGAGAAGCCGCTTGCTGAAATGACGCAGCGCATTCGTGAGCTTGAGGAAAAACTGGCACTGGCTCTGGAAGCCAAAATCGAGAAGGAAGTGGCATGAGCGGTCTGGAACGCGACGTGATGTATAAGCCTGGTGCTACCTTCTATAAGGAAGGCAAGTTCCTAATGTTCCGCTTTCAGGCCGATTCGTCGTCGGTGATTGGTCCGCGTGTAGCGACTGAAGCCGACAAGAAGGCACATGGCGCGGAATATGATATGTACCTCAAGACGGCGTTCAATAACGCGCCGATTGAAGCGTTTGATCACGACGGGGTGGATGGTCCCGGCGGTGTAGCCCAGCCTGTCAGCGACGACCAAACGGACGTTGTGGCGGTTCCTGAAACCATCCCCGCCCTTAAGAAGCGCGGGCGTCCTGCAAAGGCCTAACCAATGGCGATGAACCTTTTGAGCGACGAACAGGCGCAGCGGTTTAACGCCTACGTTTACCATGAGCCGAACACTGGGTGTTGGCTGTGGGGTGGCGGCGTGAGCAAATCCGGTTACGGCGTGTTTTGTGCTTCGTGGGCCAAAGATGGCAGGGAACAAGATTCTGCGCATCGGATAGCGTGGGCGACCGCCAACAAGACGCTTCCTCAAAAAGGAATGAGCGTCTGCCACAAGTGTGACGTAAAAACCTGCGTCAACCCAGACCATTTGTTTCTCGGAACGCCAAAAGAAAACACGGCTGATATGTTCCGCAAGGGGCGTTGGAAGCAGCCGTCTAGAGAAAATCCCGCAACAGGCGAGCGGCACGGGTCAAAGACGAGGCCAGACCGCGTTTTGCGTGGAACCATGCATCATGCCGCAAAATTGACGGCGGAGGATGTTTTGGCGATTAGAGCAAGCGGCGCTGGCCTCACGGTGACGGGAAGGGCGTATGGCGTTACGCCGCAATCAATCTATCGAATTCGCAAGCGGCTTTCTTGGGGGCACATCTAATGGCTATGGATTTACTTGCGATTGTCCAAAGGGCTTGCCGCCTTTTGTCGATCCCCGTCCCTACGGAAGTCGTCAACTCGACTGACGCGCAGGTTCAGCAGCTTTACGCACTAGCCAATGAAGAAGGCGACGAACTGTCAGGCACCTATGATTGGCAGGTGATGCGTCGGCAACACCTGTTTAATACGGTGGCAAGCGCGGTGCAGGCGAGCGCAGTTCCGTCTGACCTAGACCATTTTATCGCTAACTCGTTCTTCAATCGGACGACAATGCGTTACATTTACGGGCCTATTACCCCGCAAGAGTGGCAGGCTATCCAAGCGCAGCCTCAGCTCAATCGCGTGTTTCTAGCGTTCATTGAGCGGGACGGTCAGTTTCTAGTGACGCCGACGCCCGCCGCCGGGGAGACGATTGCGTATGAATACATTACGACAAACTGGGCCAAATCGGCTGCCGGTTCGGCGCAATCGTCATTCCTTGCTGACACAGACCTGACGTATCTGGATGACAAGCTGTTTCCGCTTGGCCTCCGCTGGCGTTTCTTGAAGTCTAAGGGTCTGGATTATAGTGAAGATTTCCGCACCTATCAGGGCGAGCGTAATCAGCGCATGGCCCGTGACGGCGGTAACACGATTATCGACAGCACGGGCGGTAACTATTACGGCTGGTCAACGAACATCATGGAGGGAAATTTCCCCGGATGATCCTGTTCGTCACCATTTCTGACACCAAAAACCAAGAGACGCAGCGCAAGAAGATTAACTCGCTGCTGTCGGTGTATGCGCCCGGCTATGGTTCAGCCCTGCCAGCCGCTGCGGATAGCCCAGACGGTCGGTTGTTCTATATCGGCGCACAAGGCTATCAGAACCGTTCCGGGGCATGGGTGGCGATATGAGACAAGCGGCGCAGCGATACGGTCGCCAGCCTTTACGGGCGGTGTCTCAACAGCGGGTGTCTATCGGACGCGCTGTCCCGGCTCCCGTTGGTGGGTGGGATGCACAATCCCCGCTGGCCAATATGCCTGCCGAAAACGCGGTCATTCTGGACAACTTTATTCCCCGCGCTGGCTATGTGGAATTGCGTAAAGGGTTTGTGCCGTGGCAAGAGGGTCTGCCGCTTCCCACTGAATCGTTGATGGTTTGGCGTGGTGGCACGGCTGTTTTGCCAGATGAGATTTTTGCAGCGGCTGGCGGCTCGATCTATGACGTGAGCAACCAGAACGACGCGCCGGTTGAAGTGTTTTCCGGGACCGGAAATGCCCGTTGGCAATGGATTAACTTCGCCAACGACGCTGGAACGTTCATGATTGCGGCTAACGGCTCTGTTGACCCGATCTATTACAACGGCTCTACGTTTGCCTCTACGGTCATCACCGGTTCGGCTGGGGTGATTACCCTCGACCCGCGCACGTTGGTTGACGTGATGGACCACAAGGGCCGCTTGTTCTTTGTGCAAGAAGATAGTCTGCGGTGTTGGTTCCTTGAGCCGTTTGCCATTCAAGGCGCGGCTAATCTGCTGGACCTTGGCCCCATTTTTGACAAGGGCGGCTCGATCCTTTGTCAAGCGACATGGACGCTCGACGGTGGTTCGGGTGCCGATGATCTGGCGGTTTGGGTAACGACGCAGGGCCAAGTGGCGGTGTATCAGGGCCTTGACCCCTCGGATGCAAACAACTGGGCATTGGTCGGCGTCTATGACATTGGTCTACCGTTGTCGCGGCGGTCGCTCATCAAGTATGGTTCTGACCTGGTGGTGCTTACGACCAACGGTGTCGTGCCGCTTTCGCAGGCGCTGAAGCTGGACCGCGCACAAGAGAACCTTGTGGCGCTGACGCAGAAAATCCAGAACGCATTTCAGCAAGCCACGACCCGCTATCGCGGCAACTTCGGATGGGAAGGGACGCTTTACCCGAAAGGGACGCTGGCAATTTTTAACGTCCCGACTGCTGATCTGACCCGGTCGGAGCAATATGTGCAGAACGTCCAGACGGGCGCGTGGTGCCGGTTCACGGGCATCAATGCGTTCTGCTGGGCCGTGGCCAATGACCAAATGTATTTTGGCGCGGCTGATTCGGTCTGCCTGTGGGACACCGGCTATGCGGACAACACGACCGGCATTGTTGGCGACATCAAGACGGCTTTTAACTATTTTGGCTCGCGCGGCAGTCTGAAGAAATTTGAGATGCTTCAGCCCGTGTTGCGGATTGGTGCGGACCTGGCACCGGCTGTCGAGATTGTCACGGACTTTAAAGAGAAGATACCAACGGCAGTCCCGACCACGATTACGACGACGGGCGGTCGATGGGACACAGGCCTGTGGGACGTGGCGACGTGGGCTAACAGCGTTGAAACGCGCGATAGCTGGACAAGTGTTACCGGGATTGGCTACTGCGGTGCGGTGCGGATGCGCGTGGCTCCAAACGCTACGCTTTACATTGACCTTGGCGTCGATGACGATACGTCGCTTGCCTATGAGGCAGACGGCATCATTGCGATGCAAGCGGCACGAAACACCAACGCGCCGTGTGAGATTATCGCGTTTAACCTCAAATATGAAAACCAGACGGGCGGGCAACTTTGAGGCTAGTTTCCGGCCCGTTCTCTCCGCTAGTCGCTCAATGGGTAGCGGACCAGATTGGGCATGGACTGGACTGGGGACCGTGCGAAGCTATCGGGGTGGTCGATAAGCACGACAATCTCATTGGCGGTGTCGTCTTTAACCAATATCAGCCCCAATATCGCAACATTGAGGTTAGCTTTGCCGCTAGTCGGTCCAACTGGTTGACGCCTTCGCTGGTCACAGGTATCTTGCGTTATCCGTTCCAGCAGTTAGGGGCGGCGAGAATCACCAGCCTGACGCCAAAGCGTTTGCGTCCCGCTCGCCAGTTTCTCTCAAAGTTTGGTTTCAAACATGAGGGGACTATCCGGCGTGGTTATGGTGACGATGA